AGTCGCGCAGCAGGCGGGACACGATGTCGGCGGTGAGGGTTGGGTTCATCCCTTGTTCCCAAATCTGGAAGCGGAACGGATGTTCCTGATTTCGCAAAGCCGCATCACAGGCTCTCCGGTACGGCCTGTTGCACATCGGTAAGGGAACCGGCCGGCATGGCCTCCCAGTCGATCCCGTTCCATTGCGCAAAACGAATCAGCTGCTGGTGGTAGTAGTCGCCGCCCTGGATGTTCCAGAGCGGCACCGGTACGCCGCGCATCCACCGCCGGATGATTTCGCGGCCGATGTGTTCCACCAGCACGCCGGCGTCGTGGCTCTCGTTCCAGGCCGGATTGATCTGCGCGATATGCCACAGAGCGGCAAGGTAGTCGTCGGTGCAGCCTTGCAGGCTATTGGTGTCGATGTTGAAAGCGATGGATGTTTTCATGGTTGTAACGTGGAACAGTCAGTCGTCCAGATCGCCGGCGGCGCGGCGCTTCAGGTCAACGGGGGAGGAATTGGTGCGCTGGCGCCGCCGCAGGCGGGGCACCAGCGCGTTTGCGGCGGCGACCACGGCCGCGCGGAGTTCGGGCGGCATGGCGTCATAGGGCGTGGTGAGCCGCAGGAAGCGGTGGGTCCAACGCACGTCCGCTTCCGTGATGTCGGGCTTACCCATGGCGGCGGCGGAAAAAACCGCGCCACACGCCGTGGCCGTAGCACAGCGTGAAGAACAGGCTGGCGGTGAACATCCCAGCCTCGCCGGTTACGTGTGTCAGGTACAGCCAGGCCGGCTGACCGAGCAGGCCGACTAGCGCGCCCCAGCGCTGGGTGTGAGCGCCGTAGTTCAGCAGCGCGGCCGACACCAGAGCGGACGCCAGCATCCACAGGTCTGCCAGGGCGAGCATTACGCGGCCTCCCCGGCGGGACGGGCGCAGCCGTCGCGGGCTGGCGGGTTCTCAGGGGCCGGGGCTTCCAGTTCGCGCAACACCTGCGTGAATGCGTCAGCACGGGAAGAGGCAAGCACCGTCATATGGAGGTGCTGACCGTTCGGGGTCGTGATTCGTATCAGATAGGTATTCATGCGGTACCTCTCAGGCCAGGCCCGGCAGTTGTTGCTGGCAGGCAATCGGCGCCAGCTTTGCCAGCGGGAGCGCGGACATGCCCAACAGGCGCGAGACATGCAGCAGGTTCGCGTACAGCTCCTGTGCAACCGGCAACGCCTGCGCAGCGGCCAGCTCGCGCACCAGGGCGCCGCGATAGCGCAGCGCGGCCAAGTGCTGCGGCACGGTCAGCGTTGCCACCTTGCGTGGCAACTGGCGTCCCTCCAGCACATCCAGCACCCAGCCGCGGAACGCCTTGGCGCGCTCGGTGCGTGCCAGCATGCCCAGCAGATAGCAGCCGCGCGGACTGAAGATGCGCACCGGCTGACGGCCGCCGGCCGTGTCCAGTTCCACGATCTGCGTCATCTCGCCGGTGAACTCGTCGGCGTTGCGATCGAACAGTTTGGCGATTGCTACCGATGCGTCGGAATAGCCCAAGGCATTACCAATCTGGTAACCCCTTAGCCATGGCACGTTGCGCAGGTCGATCACATCGAACTCGACGTTCTCGAAGGTCAGGACCGTGGTTTCAGGCAGGTGTTGCATGACAAAACTCCAAGGAAAGCCGCATGCGCGGCGGTTTTTGGGCAAAAAGAGGCCCCTCGCGCCGAGCAGGGCGCGAAAAAACAGAACGCGAGGGGAAGGGGTTAGCGGGCTACGCCGTCAACCGGGCAGCAGGTCGAGCTGGCGCGGGTTTCCGGGCAGATGGCGGGTCCGGCCGATCGGCAGGTAAGCCTTGGGGTTGGGCGCCATGGACGGCGCGATGGTGCGGATTTGCGAGACGATGGCCACGCACGTGTAAGCGCAGTCCACGTTGGGGCACTGGGCATACAACTCGCGCGACAGCAGCGACACCGGGCGGCTGGTGCGGATATGCATGCGCGTGTCGCAATGCGGGCAGACGAGTTTCATTGAGAGGGTTCCTCCGCGTGAGCGCCAGGACGACGGAATCGATGGGCCGGAGCGCGGGCAGTCAGCCCTGGGAGGGCTCGATGAGCGGAAGGCCGGACGCCTCCATGCCTTTGATGAGCATGAGGCGAACCATGCTGGAAAGGGAACGGTTCTCCTTCAGTGCCTGGGCTTCGAGCGCGGCCAGTTCGTGAGGCATCAATCGGGCGCTGACAGGGCGCGTCGTCAGAATGCCGCGTCGGGCGGGAGAGACCGGGGGTTTCACGATAGACATGTCGATATACTTAAGCGGGTCAACTGGACAGCACATAGTATATGCACCGAACGGTGCAATTTCAACAGCAAAAGTGGAGCGAATGGAATTCCTGGGAGAACGTCTCACCGAGGAGCGCAAGCGCAAGGGGCTGAACCAAACCGAGTTCGGCGCGCTGGGCGGTGTGTCAGTGAAGACGCAAGTGCTCTATGAAAAGTCTGAGCGCGCGCCAGACGCCAACTACCTCATGGCGTTGGCCGAAGGCGGCATCGATGTCCTGTACGTGCTGACAGGCAAGCACTCGGCCGCGGAACTGGCACCCGATGAAGAGATGGTGCTGACGGGTTACCGCAAGCTCGATGCACGGGGGCGATCTGGAGTGCTGGCGCTTATCGGCGGCATCCAGCCTCAAGCAGAAAAGAAGGTGAAGAAGACGCGCAACGAGATGGTGTTCCATGGCTCGGTTGGCGACGTCAAGAACATCAGCGGCGATTACCACGAAACCCGCCACCAGACGGTCCACACGGATAGCGGCAAGAAGAAGCGTACCGACAAGGACGACTAGCCGTTGTTCCTCCCAGCCCGCCCCCCTCCGGAGGGGCTAGTAGGCAGTGTGGCGCTTGTCGTAGAGTGCCGCCGTCTTAACACCAGCGGCTAACAATAAAAAGAGGGGCCGCCAACTAGAAGTATGAAGTCACGTTTTGAATTTCACGGCGAAGTAGAAAAGGTCATCAACGGAACCACGATTTTTCTCGCGCCGAGAACCATTCGAGACACAGCAGCAACCCCTACCGGATCGCGAGGCCGGCGCAAAAGACGCCAGCAGCTCGCTTTCCCTCCGCGTTGGAAGATGATTGCCCTGGTCTCGGTCACTAGTGCTGCGGTTGCCGCGCTGGTAACGAGCTGGGTCCTCTCGGATGTGCCTCTGTCCGATTGCCAGTGGGACGGCCACTTTTACTCTGTCGGCGCCATCATGCATGCCTATGAGTCGGATACTTTTGAGTGCGTGCTCGACCCAACAGCGCATCGCGATCCGTACTGGGTGCCCAGCGCCTGATCAGAATAAAAATCAGCGAGACTCAATCGCATTGCCTGGGAGCGGATATCGCTCTCCATTCCTGGGTCGCCGGCTGTCGAACACGACCAATTGACACAGCACGACTAGGGCATCGACGCTAGGCACGTTCGGCCGCCGCTATTGCTCGTCATGCGCATTCTTCGATGAGATGCCGCGCGACCCACTCCGCGACCGGCGGACTGACGGCGTTTCCGGCACCTTGAGCTTCTGCAAAGTTGGCCGCATCCAGTCCCTTGCAAAGCCCATGATGCTCAATCGTTCGGCTCCGCTCAGCCATCGCACCCCATCCGTCCTCGACAGCGACGAGACCTGAACCGCTGATGTTGATTTGGCCGGATGCGCTGCCCGCAAGTAAGGTAGGGTAAGCCCATCCTGCAAGGTCAATGCTGGCTTGTTGCGGACCCGGCGCGCGAGGAAGCTTGTCCACTGGTCCGGCGTCAGCCAGCAACTCGATGGGGGGCTGGCATCCCAAACCGGCGACCATGAAAACGCGACGGCGTTTCGTGGGGACTCCGAAATACTGAGCATTAAGCACCCGCCAGAATCCCAGATACCCGCATTCGGCAAGGGTCCCGATGACTGCCGCAAAGTCTTCGCCATCGTTGCAAGAGAGCAGCCCCGTGACGTTCTCAAGGACCAGCCAGCGAGGCCGCAGCTCGTTGATGATGCGGACGACTTCGTAGAAGAGTCCGCTGCGCTCGCCAGCGAGTCCGGCGCGCTTGCCCATGGTGCTGAGAGCCCGTTTGGAAATTCCCAGATGCCAGCGAAAACAGGCTCGACAACGCTGAGAAAGCCAAATTCATGCATCTGGCCTGCTTAATTTCTGTGCAAAATGGGCTCGGGACGGTTGCCTCTTGACCGTATCGTGCAATTTTCAAACGGGCTCTGAGGTCTTGGCAGGGGAAGCCGCCGACGATGACATCGACGGGGAGCAGGTTGTGCCGTCCGCAGGTGCGCACGTCATCGAAGCGCTGGGCGTGGGGGAAGCGGTCTGCGAGTACGGCGCGGCGGATAGGGTCGATTTCGACCTGCCAGGCGGTACGGAAGCCGGCGCGCTCGAAGCCGAGGTCGAAGCCGCCGATGCCGGCGAAGAGGCTGCCGACGGTGGGGCTATGGGTGTTGCGCGGTGTGTCGGGGTGGGCATACATGAGCGTCCTGAAGGTTTGACGCTCGGGGGCGTTCCGGGGCGGGGCTCGTGGCCCGCAAGGTGTTGATGGCCCGACAGCGCGGGCACTTGATGACGAGGCGCGTGTATTCGCCTTCGCCCAATTTGCGGCTGCATCCACCGCATCGAATGTCCTGCATGAAGAATCCGGTCTCGCGAGCGATCAAACGGCAGGATGCCGTGTATACGCGCGACTGCCGCCTGCATCGTGTTGTGCAGGCGATCAGGACAACGCGTACCTCGCGCTACTACCAATTTGGGAGCTGATCACGTAGCCGTTTGTTGAGGGCGCGAATGTGATTGAAATCCATCGAAGAAAATACATTGGGCGGCGCCAATCCGCCGCTTTCCAGAGGTTGCGGCATCATGTCTTCGTGGTTTTTGGGTGTTGAGTAACGGCCTGCCCATTTTAAAAAAGTCTCCAGCGTCTTGCACAGTGCGGTTTCCGGCTGGTCTAGTTGAACCCCCGCGAGGTCCGCAATTTTGAGAAGGTTATGTGTCCAAAGCCGGCTACAAATCTTCTTGTCCTTAGATTGAACGGCCTGCTTGATCTGTGGCTGTGCCACAGCGATGCCTTTCAGCAACACCTCAGTCGCGAGCGCACCAAGAAAGATCGCATTGGCGTCAACTCTCGGAACGTACGGTATTGGATTTGGCGTGTCGCCCTTTGCGATCGACTGTGCAACCCTGTCATCCAAGTCCCGCTCTGCCTGTTGCGCAATGATTTCAAACGAGCGCATGAGCGAATCAGCATCCATGGCCCACACTACCGGCTCGGACTGGAGCAATTCAAACTGCTGTTCCCAGTAAGCCTCGTTACTGTCATCTGACATACGTTTTCCTTCTATCAGTAAGTCGCCAGTAGCTGCTCTCACATGTCTTTGAGCATTGTTGGTTTGAGTTCCAGTTCCAGCGTAGTGGTGTAGCCGCGGTCGTTCAAATTGTGGACCGCCTTGGCGACAATCCATTCGGTGTTGTCGATTTCCCGTTTCCACCCGCTCACGCTCGCATGCAGTGAGGGGAACAGGTCCGGCCGGCCGCGCGCCAGCGTAATCGAGAAGGTAGCGACACCGCGCTGAATCCTGCACCACGCGGCGCGCGCGCCGCGCTCGGCGTTGGCCTTCGATGCATAGGTGTGTCGCAACACCTTCACGTTATCCGGGTTGGGCTGCGCAGCCACTGTCGCGGCCTTCTTCGTCTTCTTCTTGACCTTGCCGTCCCGCTTCTCTTTCGTGATGGTGGCGTTAGAAGCGTCGATGACCACCTCGCCGCGCGCGCCGGCGCGGGTGTCCTGGTAGTAGGCCTTCACGCCGTTGTAGTTCTCGCGGTCCGCAACCAGGAAGGTGTGCGTGTCGCCTACATCGCGGGTGATTGTCACCTTGGGCAAGGCGAGGCCGGATCCGCTGGTCGGCTCGCCGGCCGGGATGAACAGCAGTGTCCCGTTCTTCACGGTGGCGATGGCATCGAAATCGCGCGCCAGGCGCGTGAGGAAGTTGGCGTCCGACTCGCCCGTCTGGTCCACATGGGCGATCGCCTGGCCGGCCAGCTTCTTGCTGACCATGGACGTGAGCTTGTTGCGGGTGGCGATTGCCTGAACGATGGCGCCGACGGTCTTGCTGGCGTAGGAGTTGTCCCGCCTGGTGGTGAGGCCGCCGTCCAGCTCCACACTACGCGCGCGGATCGTGAGGCGATCCGGCGGGCCGGTGTGCTCCAGCTCGTCCACCTTGAACGTGCCTTTGCTTACCACGCCGGTATCCGCCCAGCCGATCGACAGCGCCAGGCGCACGCCTTTCGCCGGCAGCTCCAGCAAGCCGTCGCTGTCGTCCAGCTCGATGTCGAGCTGATCCGCCTCGAAGCCCGGGTTGTCGGTAAGCGTCAGCCCAATCAATCGGTCTTGGAAGCGGCCGGTGATGTCCTTGTCGCCGACCTTCAGCCGGTAGATGGGCTTCGGCTCGGTATCGCTGGTGAGCATCGCGGCCGTCACGACAGGGCCTTCGTCACAGTGGTCACGACCTTGGACAGCAGGTCATCATCGACGCGCGTCAGCTTGATCGTGAAATCGACCGAGCGCGCCGCGCCGTCCTGGAAGAAGTAGGTACGCTTCATGTCCATGCTCTCGATGACGAACTGCCCGTAGTAGTGGCCGGTGCCCTCAATCAGCGTGTACGCATCGCCGGTGTTCGCCATGGCCTCCAGCGAGGCCAGCGTCCACTCGCCGCCGGTGAGTTCCGGCAGCAGCTTGCCGGACAGCGTGATCGTCTCGTCGTCCTGCCCGGTGAACTGGCGGGCC